TGTTGAGCATTAAACGCCTGTTGTTGCTGCAAAGCCCATTTATTGTATTTCTCGGCACGACGATTCATCTTACCGGAAGAAATAGCAGAAGCACCAGCAGCACCAGCAGAAAGACCTGCACCAATAACGGTGGCCAAACCCATATCCATAACTACTCAACTTTTGGAGTTTCAGAAGCAGCAGAAGCGGCAGCAGCAGCAGCAGCGTTTGCCTCTTCAACCAGAGCTTCGTAATCAGAACGAACGATTTCAGCCTTATCAACAAGTTGTTCAAGCCAACCACGAACCTCAGAAGGAGATTGTAAATAACGAGACTTCACCGTCTCCATAAGTTGTTCATCGGAAAGACCAAGATCAACGTAAGGAGACGCAGGATTGGTCTGCATAGAACGAACAAGGTTACGCAAATTATCTTCACCAAGATCATTCAAAAGACGATCCTCATTGAACAAAAGCGTAACATCAGAAACAACACGATAAGAGTCATCGGCATTCTCACGCCGAATTAGATTATCAATAGGACGAATCGTGGGAACAACAGTGTTCTTCAAACAAGAATCTGCAAAAGGTTTAATACGGCATTCCATTATAATCAAGATTTTGAACGGGTTTAACATTAAATGCAACATTCACTAAAAATTGGTCAGTATCCCATGTATCGTCACAAGGAGTCACGAAAATACTATCAAGAACCATAGGAGTAACTTTAAAGAAACCAATAATTCATGGAAAAAACAGAACCAGATTCCGGAGTAAATAATAACTTAGTCATTTGCTGATCAATAGTCAAAGGAGCAACCCAAGTATCCAAAGTGGTTTCAAAAGCACCAGAAACCCAATCAACAGAGGTCTTATAAGCCACGTAACGAGGAACATAACCAAGAACGGGAATATTATTCATAAGCGCAAGTCCTTCAGTAGATTGGTTATTGAAAAAAGATTCAACAGGAAGGGCTTCCATACCAATGTGATCAAATTCCGGAATCGGAAGATCGGTAGCAAGAGTATGCAAAAGTTGAAGGTCCTGACCGGAACGCAAGTAATCCAAAACAGGCACAGCGTGATAAATACACATCAAAATACCATGCTCATTTGTTTCAAAAACATCGGAGCCAAAGGATCCTCCAACACCTTTACCTTTGATATTAGCGTCACCAGATTCAAGATTGGTATTCAAAACTTCAGAAATCGTGATACCGGAAGAAGTTCCACCAATATAACGACAATGATCTGAAAGAGCCTCAGACAACTTAACATTAAAATGAGCCTCCAATTGCTCCTTGTAACCTTGCTTTGTACATTGAGTTACTTCTTTCCATTTCTGCGTAGCCTCAGCAATACGAAAAGCAAGAATATCAAAAGAACCTGACACTCGTCCCAAAGAAATACCAGCCGCAAGAGAAGGAGTAATACCAGGAGTTAAAGCAACTGTATTTTTCAAAGTAACCAAAGTTTTATCAGAAGCAACAGTTCCCAAAAGTTGACCAGATTGGCCAGAAAGAGAAACAGAAGAGCGACCATTACTCAAAACATTAACAATAGCAACAGAACCAAATTGTGAAGAAGGCATTACACCCATAAACAAATCCTTGTTGTAATTAGCGTAACGAAGAGAAAGAATGTTATCGTTAGACCAAAAATCCTTGGGATTTGAAACTACGGAAGAAAAAACATCTCCACCATTATAATAGTCAAAATTATAAGTATAAGGACAAGCATTCTCCCATTGTTCAAACCGGAAATAATCGCAATAAATCTTCTGATAAGCCGCCAAAGGAAGAATATTAAAAGAAGTATTCTTAGCCGATAACAAATTAAAATCATTCTTCGAAGAAAGACCGAAATTCTTGTTTGCAGGCATACCATCAGGAGTAGACGTGTAATAACAATTACCAAAACGAAGATAACGAAGAAGTTTAGCAGTAGTTGCAGCCTTCGAAAAACCATTTAAATTCTTATCTTTATGCTGACCGGGAAGGGTAGTCGAAGCATAATTAAGAAGAGAGAACATTGAACCACAACTTGTCCAAGGAAGATCGAGTGTCACGGTCTTATTCTGTAAAAGCGATGTAGCCTGAACGGGTTGATCCTGCATCTGAACAAGTGCTTGACCAAGAGACTTATTAATCAAACGAAAAGGAACGAAATACCAATCATAATACTCTTTCACACGAGTATAAGCGGCAGTATTCACGGGCATGGTACGAGAAAAACTAGAAAGATTAAGATTTACTTTCGTACCGGGGAGCATAAACTTCCAATAAACAGGAAGCAATTCACCTGCCTTAGCAGTGAATGAAAAATGTTCTGACCAGTCAAACCCGGAACGAGCGGGTTTATTCTTAATAGAACCGTAAGAAAATAATTTTGAACTCATAAAACTATATTTTATTAAACATCAAAAAGGAAGTTCACCCTGTACGGGTTGAATTTCCTCTATCTTAGATAAACGAACAATAAACTTGTCAACAGATTTAACGTTAAGACACTTTTCCAAAGCAGTAGCTCTTCGCTGTAACTCGGCATGAGATTTACAAAAGTAATCCATAGCACAAACGAGAATGTGACCATGATCGTGAAAAGGATCAACTACATAAAGGTAAAGTCTTTTCATATTTTTTTGGCAAATACGGTTTTACATACTTGATATTAAGGTCGTTTACCTCTCTGTGCTTAATAGCAGCCTGATGCCTCTCACGAGCATATTGATTAATACCAAGAACAACAGAACTCGGAAGATGATCCGAAAAATTTTCAGTAGGGTGCATATAGAAATCGTAAATATCCTCCTGACATTGTTCCAAAAACTGAAATCTTTGTCGCAAATAACGATAATCCAGTAAAGAGTAATACTTACGACACATATCGAGTAGACGAATTCCTTCATGATAAGACATTTTATCTATTTTCCAAAAACGAACAAACCGCATCGTGTAAAGAAACAAACGATAAAGAGACTGGGACATAGCTTCATCCCAATCAGGATTATTATACTCCTGAATCTCCTTTGTAAGGTCTACACGAGCGTAATAAAGAACGGTAGAAATATTAGAAGGAAGAGAGAGAAATTTCTCTCTTTTTATATAACGAAATGATTTACAAGTCTTTACAATAAAACGTGCATGACTTAAGAAGGAATACTTAAGGTCGTCTCGAAGGAAGTGTCTTTTACCTCGCTCGATAACATTGCATACCGCTCTAACAAGATGCAGTAATTCATGGCTAGACAATCTACCATCTCTCGCCTTCCGGAAAAAGCAGGAATCGACACACGACCGGGAAGGGCGTGTAAGGAGAAGTTTGCCATTAACGAGGTTAGGTATTCCATCAAGAAATGGAGAGAATAAGGGGGCTTCTTGCCGGGAAAAGCTATCTCGGAGGGCTTGTGTGGCGTCATTAAAACAACTTTCGGCGAAATAGTTGGAGAATCGACCGAAAGGAGCAATCTTAGTTGACGATCCAAGGTGATAGGGAAGACAGCTAAATGAATTAACATATCCCGCAACGTACGACTCAGCATCGCCTCTCGAGGCAGACCAATCGACACGACCAAACTTCCAGCATGAATGTACAATTTGTCCAAAATTCGAGGCGAGCGTGTCCGAGTTAAAGAAAAATAAGAAATGGAAATGCGGACGGAAATGTTTGGGAGAGTATTCTCCCACAACGTACGAATGTATCTTTTCATAGGTAAATGTTCTTATTTGTTTACGAAAACGTTTCAAAAAAAGTTGACAATCTTTACGAGAAAGATAGCCATAACAATCATTTAATGATGGGTATTTTCCATCAATATTTAAAGAAGCCTGCTTACGAAAATCATCAATATAACTCTCATCAGCCTTAAAATCAACAACAAAATCATCATCATAAGAAAGACCTTTCAAATGTTTGGATCCATCTTTCCTCGTCTCATAAAAATAATCTTTAACACGAGGCTTAACAACGAGACGATAGCTTTTATCACCATTATAATAAATCTTACACTTCGGCACATGATAGGTATCGTAAGTAAGAGTTAAAAACATAACGTGTTTAGATAAAGAAGCCTGCACACCAACCTTGATAGACCGGGCAGAAGCAAGACGGGTGAGACAGGCTTCACATTTACCACATGATTGATACATCATTTGCCCGGTATACTTGTTATAAACATTCTTACCGTGTAAACACGTTTTAGATAATTCCTTATGTATCTGATCCGGGGTAAACATAGTCCAAAAATTTAAGCACCGAACAAAATGGTTGACAATGAAGTCAACGCTGAAACGATCGCTGAAATAATAGCTGACCAAATTTTGGTCTTTTTAGAATCATCTGTTGCCATAACTTAATTATTTAGAGGATTAATATATTCTTTATTTATGGTTTCACTAATCAATATTTTACTAAAATCGTAATCAAGAGAATAAGAATTCAAATCAAGGACAGAATTTAAAACATATATCTCAGAAAAGAAACAAGTCATAGCCCCTTCTAAAGAATCGCTTGTTACGGTAAAAGGTAAAGTGGCAACAACGACATCATTCTTATCAAGAACAAACACTTTAGCGGTAAAAAGTTTCATATCAATCATTTTTTATGGTTTCACTAATCAATATTTTATTAAAGTCGTAATCAAGAGAATAAGAATTCAAATCAAGGACAGAACTTAAAACATCTATCTCAGAAAGGAAGCAAATCATAGAACCTTCTAAAGAATTGCTTGTTACGGTAAGAGGTAAAGCGGCAACAACGATATCATTTCATTATCAAGAAACAAACACGTTAGATGGATAAAAAGTTTCATATCAATCAATTTAAATGGTATTACTAATGACACAAAATAAAAATTTATTGTAATACCAAAACTAAAACGTTAAATAATATTAATAAAATATAGAGTGTCACTTGCGGGTAATTAGGATAAAGAAATACCTTTGAGGAATGGGGAAACCTCAAACCCTTCGGGCGCAAGTAGTGGCTTCGCTTAAAAATTAGTAACCTCTTAGAGATTAGAAGGTGTCTACGACGTTTTGTTATCCGTGCCGTGCACGGAACGATACAAAGTATCGTGATGACAATCTAAGGATTGTCAAAAACAGCAAAGTTCCATAGTAAAAGAAAGAAAGTATTTAACGCTGCCTTCCAGTTCCCTGCAACTCCCAAAGGGAGATTGGAGGGAAATAGGAAGGTCAGGCAGCTAGTTGGTAACTCGAGGTCTCGCCGACGGGCAGGAGGCTCGGAAAGCCATCAAGAATAGAAACGAGAACATACAGGAATAGCCGGAGGAATAAGCCTCCGGCAAAACTTGTAAATAATTGATAAAAAAAGAGGCTTACAAAATAACAAGTTTATTCACGAATGCTCTTACGTCCATTATAGTAACGACGAGCATACGATGACAAACCTTTGACACCTTTTGTTGTAGCTCCAATAGCTGTAGCACCAAGCAAGGTGCCTACAATACCAGTGATCGGATCAACGTTCTTACGTAACCAACGATTTCCAGGAGTATCACGAGTATACTCTTCAAATTCAGCCAAAGCACGTTCAACACGTTGAAGACCAAGATCACCTTCTAAAAGATCGGTCTCGTATCCGAGACCTTTGTTTTTAAGATAATGTCTACGAGGAAGATAGTCATATCCTAAAGCAGCATCATAAGAACGATATTTATTCTCCTTATTCATCGCATCAATTAAAGAAGCAGCAGTAGATCGAGCAACTTGATTCGAAATCTTTTGTCCATTCGCTTCTGCAAGCACTTTAATCGTGTTCGCAATTTCAGTACGATATTTAGCCTTCGTAAGTTCAGTTCCAGCAGTAATAGAAGAATATTCTGCCATCTTCGTAATTAGGGAAAGTTGTTGTCCTAAATCGAGATATTTATTCAACGTACGTTGAGCCTCGGCAGTAAGAGAAGCAACAGCAGTTTCAGCATAATTACGAGCCGATTGAGAACGAAGGTTAGAAATCTCAGCAGAACCTTTACCGATCGAAATTTGGGCTAATTCATCACCATATCGAGCCTTCAAAAGATTGTCAAGACCTTGACCAGTAGATTGCTCAGAAATGAGTTTATTCTTGAAAAAGGAATCAACAGACTGAGAAAGCAATGAAAAATCGGGACGAACATATTGAGGGGCAGAAGACAAACCGGAAGACGCTTGAGGATCACCAGAAGGAGAAGCGGCAGGTTGTCCGGAACCTGCCATACCTATACTTCCTTGACCTTGCATCATAAGAGCAGCGTTTAACCCGGCGGCTTCCAGACGCGCACGCTGAGCCGCGGGAGTGTTATATTCATTCTCACGCTGCCATTGTTGTAAATTCCACTCGTTTTGCTGTCCCATCATTTCTTCAGACCAATCACGACCAAGTTGGGCTTGTTGAGCATTAAACGCCTGTTGTTGCTGCAAAGCCCATTTATTGTATTTCTCGGCACGACGATTCATCTTACCGGAAGAAATAGCAGAAGCACCAGCAGCACCAGCAGAAAGACCTGCACCAATAA